GGTCCACAAGGTCCTCCCGGCGAAAACGGTTCAATCGGCGTGCAGGGGTTTCAGGGTGAAAAGGGAGACACTGGAGAGACTGGTCCAAAGGGGGATACCGGCGCAACTGGCGCAACCGGCGCAACTGGTCCGAGTGGCGAGACTGGACCGACTGGTGGTGAAGGTGCAACAGGCGCAACCGGAATGCCCGGTGAGACGGGTCCTGCCGGATTCCCGGGACTTAATGGAACCGACGGAGCAACTGGTGCAACCGGACCGACTGGACCGACCGGACCCAACTGGCTAGCAACAACATCAGTCCCTTCCACAACGGCAGTGCCTTACGGTTACTTTGACGCAGGCCAAGGTCGACTCGTCCCGTACTACACCGTATGACCAAGGTATCGAACAACTTACTCAAGGACGCGGAGGCGACGGGCAAGGCACTTCTCACCGCCGCAACACCCGCCGCTGCACGGACCACGCTCGAACTCGCGACGGTTGCGAAGAGTGGCGACTACAACGACCTAATCAACAAGCCGACCGGAGGTGGAGGTGGAAGCGGTTCGTTCGCTGGGACGTATCACTCGGTGGAGTTCCTTGGAAATGGGCAAGTATCATCATTTTCACCCCTCTTTCCAGACGGAGAAGAGGGTGACACATTCCCGACGTCCTCAGCAGCTTACATTGTTTCGGTGTCGGGCGTTCATCAGCCTCCAACAGCCTACGACATCCAGTTCTCAGCCGCACCGAAAGGCATTATCTATTTCGGCCAAGCGATCCCTGACGGGTGCAAGGTCTCTGTTCAAGTCACTTACTAACACTTTATGCCACAAGAACTAACGAAAATCAAACTCGACATGATCGACAGCGCGGCACAGACCGCGCTGACAGGTGCAACGGGTGCCGCAGGGCAAACGGGCGCACAAGGTGCACAAGGACCACAAGGGATTCAAGGACCAGTTGGAGCGACGGGGCCGATCGGTGCAACGGGGGCGCAAGGGCCATCGGGATTGCAAGGACAGCAGGGGGTTGAAGGTGCGATCGGTGCAACAGGTCAGCAAGGGCCGCAAGGCGCGACTGGTGTGGGCGCAACGGGTGCAACCGGAATCGAAGGGGCAACTGGTCAACAGGGGCCGACTGGCGCACAAGGAGCAACCGGACTTCAAGGGGTTCAGGGGGCAACTGGTCAAACAGGCGTTCAAGGGGCAACTGGCGTGGCTGGGCAAAGCGACAAATACGCGACCACCTCGACGACCTCTTTGCTCGTCGGGAACGGTTCGAAGACACTCACGGTCGCAGCTGGGTTGAGCTACACGATCCAGCAACCTGTGGTCATCGCGGAGTCTGAAGGAGCGGCACATATGCACGGGGTCGTGACGAGTTACAACTCAACGACGGGCGCATTGGTCGTCGACGTAGCGAATCACACCGGATCGGGCACTTACGCATCGTGGACCATTAACCTCGAGGGCGCAGTTGGTGCAGTTGGCGCGACGGGGCCGCAAGGAGCATCTGGCGCAACGGGTCCACAAGGGCCAACAGGCGCGAGTGGGGTCGCAGGTGCAGACGGCGCAACGGGCGTCGCTGGACCTACCGGACCGACGGGAGCGCAAGGGCCGACCGGACCAAGTGGGCTTCAGGGCGTGCAGGGTGACCAAGGGTCGACGGGACCACAGGGGCCATCGGGTGCAACGGGATTGACGGGCGAAGCGGGGCCGACTGGCGCAACAGGTTCGCAGGGGGTGCAAGGTGTCGCTGGTCCCGTAGGAGCAACTGGTGTGGCTGGTCCATCTGGGCCGCAAGGCGCGACTGGTGTGGGCGCAACGGGTGCAACAGGCGCAGCTGGTGACCGCTACACTTCCGCATCAACGACGACCCTCTCGCTCACAACGGGCTCGAAGACGCTCACCGTCGCCGCTGGTTTGCAGCTGTCGATTGGCCAACAGGTCATCATCGCGAACTCGGTGGACGCTCGCATGACGGGTGTGGTGACCGCGTACGATTCGCAGACCGGAGTTCTTTCGGTGGACGTCGGGCGGGTCATCGCTGGAAGCGGTGAGTTCTCGAGTTGGACGGTTGCACTTGATGGTGCACCGGGACCATCGGGGGCGCAGGGAGCAACGGGTGCCACGGGCGTGGTTCTCGGTGGTGGCATCCTCTCGCCGAGGTTCACGGGGAATGGCACTGACACCGAGTTCGGACCCATCTCGGGATGGGATGGACCCGGAAACGATGAAGCAGGGTATCTCGTCTACGTTGGCGGGGTGTTCCAACGTCCCGACGAAACCAACGGTGGGTTCACCATCACGGGTTCGACTCAGGCAAACTCGAAGATCGTTTTCCCGACCGCACCCGCAAACGGCGTCGTGATCGACGTGCTCGCGGTGCAGGTCACTGGTGCTAAGGGGGCAACGGGCGAGACAGGGCCAAGTGGCGCACCGGGTTCTGGTGGAACCGGGTCAGGGATTGCAGCATGGGACAACACTGTTGGCTACACCGCTGGGGATTTCGTTTGGAAAGGGAACTACCTTTATCGGGCGACGCAGAGCAGCACGAGCTTCAACCCCGAGGAGCAACCCAACTACTGGGTCCGAGTTAACACGACGGGCAACTGGGTTGCAACCATCACCTATTTGCAGGGCGAGTTAGCTGTCTACAATGGTGTGGTTTATGTATCACTGACCACGAACTTCAACTATCAACCCGACAGTTCCCCGACATTCTGGGCGACCGTGAATGTCGGTGCGACAGGTGCAACGGGGCCGAGCGGGACAAACGGCATTGACGGTCCAACCGGACCGACAGGGCCAACGGGGGAAACAGGTCCAACTGGTCCATCGGGCGCACCGGGTTCCGACGCAAACCAAATCGGGCCAACAGGAGCAACAGGAGCAACAGGAGCAACAGGACCCGCTGGAAACGACGGGCCAACAGGTCCAACCGGGGAAACTGGCGCGACGGGGCCGAACTACTCGGTGGCGAGCGGCACTCCGAGCAGCACCTCGTCTCCCGCAGGATGGCTCGACGCGGGTGATGGCAAGTTCTTGCCGTACTACACCTAGTCAAACAGGCAGAGGAACGCTTAGGCTGAAGGACCATGACAACTCTCCATTGCCTAAGCGTTCCTCACACCGTCACCCACCCCGACTACTCAGCCTGCGCATTCACGCAGAAGGTTCTGAAGTTCCTTGAGATGTTCAAGGACTCGACCGAATACCGCACGATTCACTACGGGCACCCCGACTCCCAAACCGCTGCACACGAACACGTCAACGTCACATCAAACGACGTGCTGAAGGAGACTTACGGAGACCACGACTGGCGCAAAAACCAGTTCAAACACTCCTCGCAAGATCTCGCGCACAGGGTCTTCAACCTTCACGCGGGAGAGGCCATCAAACGCCGCAAGACCAAATCAGACTTGGTGCTCGCGTTCTGGGGAGGCACGCAGGAAGCGACACACATCGCCAACGCTGACAAAGACTTGATCGTGGTGGAGCCGGGAATCGGGAATGGCTACGCATTCGCACCTTATCGGTGTTACGAATCTTACCCGCTTCGGGCCGCGCACGTTGGCACTGACGGCGTTTCGTTCTGCAACCCGAAATGGTACTGGCGGGTGGTCCCCAACTACTTCGACGTTCGAAACTTCGACACGACGCAGCAGCGCGAGAACTTCGCACTCTTCATCGGGCGCATCGGCACGAACAAAGGCCTCGACCTTGCAATCGACGCGACGCGCAGGATGGGGATGAAGCTGGTGGTCGCGGGACAAGGTGGGCCGCATTCCATCGGACTCGCGGAATGGCCGGACCACGTCGAGTTTGTGGGCTACGTCGGCATCGAGGAGCGAAAGCAGTTGATGGCCAAGGCGCAGTGCGGGTTCCTCCTCTCCACCTACTGGGAACCCTTTGGGGGGACCGCCGTTGAAATGATGCTCTCTGGGTGCGTTCCGATCTGCACCGACATGGGAGCGATGACCGAGTACATCGTGGACGGGGTCAACGGGTTCCGCTGCATGACCATGGGCGACATCCTCCGCGCGATCCGATTGGGTTACAAAATCGACCGCGAGCAGATGGTCAGGTTCGCGAGGGCAAACTTCTCTCTCGAGGCAGTAAAACCAAAGTTCGAGCGAGCATTCGCCGACTTCCGCGACATCCACGAAGGCGCGGGCTGGTATGAAGATCACAACCGCGAGTGGTCGGTTGGCTACGGTCTCGACTACTCATCACTCCAAAATCAGACGCTATGAAGTTCGATTGGAAAGCACTTTTGCCGACCATTGGCCGCGCTCTCGGGGGACCGCTCGGGGGCATGGCCGTTGAAGCAGTTGGCAAGGCGATCGGGCTTTCCGATCCGACTCTTCAAAAGGTTCAAACCGCACTCGACGCGGGAACGCTCACGGGCGAACAGGTGGCCGCACTCCGCGAGGCCGACAATCAACTTGCGATCCGAATGCGCGAACTGGACATCGACCTCGAGCGACTCGCAACCGAGGACCGTGACAGCGCGAGGAAGATGCAGGTGCGTTTGAACTCATCGGTTCCAGCACTCCTCGCTCTCGGAATCACCCTCGGATTTTTCGCAGTGCTCGCCGGGTTGCTCACCGGGCACTTCGACCTCTGGGACAACGCAGGAATCACGATGCTCATCGGGTCACTTTCGACGTCCTGGGGGATGGTCGTCTCGTTCTACTACGGGAGCGCAGCAACGCCGAACAAACCACCTGAGAGAAAATGAACCTGAAAGAGTACGGAATCGACATCGCACTTCTGGCCGCTGGACTCTTCGGGGCCGTGCTCACCACGGGGCGCAACGCCGCGAGGAATCTCGGGAGCACCATCTCCTCACTCGTCGCTGGGGCCGCCGCCGCGAACTACCTCACACCCGTCGTCGTGCAGCTGGTGAAGGTCGAGGGGGAGCGGACACAGTACGCGATCGCATTCCTGCTCGGATTCGTCGGACTCCGCGCGGTCGAGTACGCGTCGCGGAAGTTGATACCACACACAATAACAGATGAACCCGAACCTCCTCACCCTCGCAAACGGGGCCGCTAATGCGCTAATCGCCGCCGGGGGCGTGGCGTTCGTGGTGTTCGTGTTCGGTCGTCCCGAGTCGGCCATCTATCGCTCGCCGTGGCTCGCGCGACTCCTCAAAGGGGGGCTCTCACTGGTGGCCGTCGGTGCGATGCTCAACATCGTCACCTTCAGCACTCCTCCGGTCTCTGAAATCGTTCTCAACATTGGCCTCGGCGTGACGTTCGCCGTGGCAGCCGCGTGGCACTTCGTCACGTTCGTCAAACCACACCCACCAAAAGCCGATGAACCTCGACCAAACAAACCCGCACGATCTCCTCGTCGTTCCAGCGGTAAACTTCGCCGCACTGATGCTCGGGCTGACTGAGGTTCACCAACTGGTCAGCATCGGAGCCGCCGCCGCCGCACTCGTCTACACGGTGCTCAAAACCATTCAACTCATCCGAGAACTGCGCAAATGAACCTCTCACCCGAAGGCCTAAAGCTTCTCCTCGACTACGAAGTCGGTGGTGGGGAGGACTACTTCCGCAAGTTTCTCTCTCGTCCCACGTGGCCGGGGGAGCAGTCGGGCGTCACCATCGGTGTCGGTTTCGACCTTGGCTACAACACCGAGCAACAGTTCGCAGAGGCATGGGGACCAGTGCTCGCGGAGACCTCGGTTGATCTACTCAGGGGTGCACTCGGGATCCGTGGAGAGGCCGCTCGCCTGTGGCTTCATTCACGCGAGGCCGTGAGATCCATCGAGATCACGTGGCGTCAGGCTCTCGACGTGTTCGAGCGAATCACAGTCCCTCGGTTCTACCTTCAAACCCTGCGCATTTACCCGCAGGCTGAAACACTCCCGGAACCCGCGAGAGATGCTCTGGTGTCGCTGGTCTTCAACCGTGGCGCATCGCTCTCGGGGGACCGTCGCTCGGAGATGGTCAGCATCCAGAATGCTCTAAAGTTCGGACGATTCCGCGAGGTTCCCGACCTCATCAGGTCGATGAAGCGACTGTGGCCGAACACCACCGGACTCCAGAAACGGCGTGACGCAGAAGCTTCTCTGTTTGAGAGTGCTTTAGCGTGAACTACATCCCCGACACCACCGAAAAAGCCGCCGCGCAGCAGGATGCGCTCTGGACGTTCGACCCGAGCGAACTGGACTCTCCCGCCGAGATTCTGGCCGACCTATTTCGCATCCCGATTGAGACTGCTCGCGCAATCTCGCAATGGCATGAATCCGAGATGGCCAAGGTCGCCGCAACCGTGGACACCCGGACAGGCGGGATGTTTCTGCATCGAGTGCTCGCGTGGTTGATGGGACCGGGTGATGCGAAGGCCAAGACGGTTGCGCTCTGCTTTGCCGCCGACCTCCAGAGCCTCATCGGCTGGTCTACTCTCGCCGAGGCCGCGCAAGACCTCGGGATGACCGCCGCGAACCTCAGCAAACTGCAAACGGAGATTCAGGCGTGGCTATCGCTCCCCGAGACGCAGTGGAACAAAACCAAGTACCGATTCCAGCAATGCAAAACCCCTCATCTCAAGGAGGTTCCGACCGTTGAACGAGTCGCGCAAGGGTTCCGACGTTGGGCGCAGAAGGTTGACCGCGATGCACTTACGCAAGAGCAGAGGGCAGTCATTCGGAAATCACTTTCCGAAATAACCGACTACGTGCAAGAGCTTTAGAGCAGACTGTTGACAGCCTCGCGCAGTTTGGGACGATTCTTTCCTTCAGACGTGTTTGTCTGGGGTTGTGCGGGGCCGCTGACGTGAGGGTTGGCGGTCCCGTTTGCTTTGTAAACTACTGCGACACAAGGCAGTTGTGAGGCATGAAGAAAAAAGAAAAAAACATTTGCAACCGTTCTGGGGGTGTGGTTTACTGGTTGCAGTTGAGGGCGCGGTTGCCTGAGACGAACAACACCAA